GATTATGAGACTGAATGATGCGACACCTGCTGATTGGGACAGAGTGGCTAGGGAAATACCTGCGATAGACCCTAATGATAGTGTAACATTAAAGCCTTATACGGACATGGCGATGGAAGAGGCTCACAAGATGATATTAAAGGAAAGTTGTACTCAAGACCTTGATTGGGGAGAGGATGTGATCAACAGACCTATACACTACAACACAGGAAACATTGAGTGTATAGAAGCCATTGAAGAGTCCATGTCCTCAGCAGGTTTTAAGGGCTATCTCAAGGGCAACTGTATGAAGTACCTTTGGCGTTATGACTACAAGGGTAAGAGGGGAGAGGACTTACGGAAAGCACAGTGGTATTTAAACAAGCTTACAGAGAAAATAGAAGAGGAGAACACTTAATGGATCAATATCAGCAGTTTATACACAAGTCTCGTTATGCACGTTGGCTTCCAGAACATAACCGTAGAGAGACATGGGAAGAAACAGTGTACCGCTACATACAGTTTTGGAGAGACCGTGAGCAAATTACAGTCAAGGAAGGACAGAAGCTATATGACGCTATTCACAGCCAAGCGGTCATGCCTAGTATGCGTTGTATGATGACAGCAGGGGTAGCTTTAGAGAAGGACAATGTAGCAGGGTTTAACTGTAGCTACTTACACATAGACTCACCTCGTAGCTTTGATGAGTTAATGTATGTTCTTATGTGTGGTACAGGTGTAGGCTTTAGTGTTGAACGTAACTTTATTAATAAGCTACCTGAGATTGCTGAAAGCTTTCACAAGACCGACAGTCTCATTGTAGTGTCCGACAGCAAGATAGGATGGGCTTCCGCATTCCGTGAGTTAATTGCTATGCTGTACGCAGGGAAAATACCTCAGTGGGATGTAAGCAGAGTTAGAGGGTCAGGGGAAAGACTTAAGACCTTTGGTGGTAGAGCAAGTGGCCCTGAGCCTTTGGTAGATTTGTTTAACTTCTGTATTGAAGTCTTTCAGAAAGCTAAAGGCCGTAAGCTGACATCCATTGAGTGCCACGATATTGTATGTAAGATTGCAGACATTGTAGTTGTAGGTGGTGTTAGACGTTCAGCATTGATTAGTTTATCTAACCTATCTGATCAACGGATGGCTAAAGCTAAATCAGGGGATTGGTGGAGGAATGAAGGACAACGCGCTTTAGCTAACAACAGTGTAGCATACACAGAGAAACCTGACTTTCAATCGTTCCTGTCAGAAATGCAGACGATGTACGAGTCTAAGGCAGGTGAGCGTGGTATCTTTAGTAGGGTGGCGGCACAGAAGATAGCCGCTAGGAATGGCCGTAGAGACCCTGAGCAGGACTTTGGTACTAACCCTTGCTCTGAGATTATACTACGCAGTAATCAGTTCTGTAACTTGTCTGAGGTTGTTGTACGTTCAGACGATACCCTAAAGACTCTGAAAGCTAAAGTAGAAACAGCGGCTATTATTGGTACGCTACAGGCAACCTTGACTGACTTCAGATACCTACGCAATGTTTGGAAACGTAATACAGAGGAAGAAGCGTTGTTAGGTCTTAGTATGACAGGGATTATGGATCATCCTGTTATAGGTAAAACGTCAGACAAAACCGCAGAGTGGTTGGAGGAGTTAAAGAATGTGGCTGTTAAGACAAATAAGAAATGGGCTGAGAAACTTGGGATTAATCAGTCTGTCGCTATTACTTGTGTTAAGCCAAGTGGTACTGTATCTCAGCTTGTTGATAGTGCCTCTGGTATTCATCCTCGTTTCTCTAAGCACTATATTAGAAGAGTACGTTCGGACAAGAAAGACCCACTTGCGGTCTTTATGGAACAAGCAGGATTCCCAGTAGAACAAGATGTTATGTCACCTAGTTCCTCTGTGTTTAGTTTCCCTGTTAAAGCGCCTAAGTCCAGTACAACAGTGTCTGAAGTAGGTGCAATGGAACAGTTAAAACTTTGGAAGACATATCAGAACTACTGGTGTGAACATAAGCCAAGTATCACTGTTTATTATACAGACGATGAGTTCTTGGAAGTAGCACAGTGGATTTGGAATAACTTTGACTTGTGCAGTGGGATTAGTTTGTTGCCAGTTAGTGATCATGTGTATCAGCAAGCCCCTTATGAAGACATCAGTAAGGAAAAGTATCAGGAGTTAATACAGCAGATGCCTATGAATGTAGATTGGAACGACCTTGAGCAGTTTGAGAAGGAAGATAACACTACAGGTTCTCAAGAGTTAGCGTGTACTGGAGGAGCGTGTGAGATAGTGTAGAGTTGTAACAAGTTATAAAACTAAAGCCCTTTAGGTTTCCCTAGAGGGCTTTTTTTTATTCTTCTCTGGTAAGCATTCCAACACCTACTCTAGGAAAAGATTTAATGACATCAACAGCTTGCATACCTGTCATAGGTATTTCTTGTTTTAACCCTCTCTGAGCCGATTGTTGAAGTCCTGTCTGACCTGTTAAAAACTTTTGAGCAGAGGGACTAGATAAACCTTTAGCAGTTGCTACAGTCCCTATAATACCGCTCATACCTGCTCCTGCTCCTGCCAACCCTCCTCCTGTAGCTAAACCAGTAGCCCCTGTAAAAGACCCTATAATACCTGAAGCCGCCATTTGATGAAACCACGTAGGAGTTTCTGGTGTTCTTAAACGAGATATGTCGTCTAACTCTTTCTCACTAGACTCAATAACATCAGTTAGTTCGTCTTTTCTCTTAAAGTTTCTTGCTATTCTTTCAGCAAATTCTGGATTATTACGTAAATTTCTTTCAAGACTAGCTGTTTGTTTTGATATAGCAGATTTCTCAGCGATTGCTTTGTTTCTAACTCTTTTTATTTCGTTTGCTCTTCTAACTGCTAACTTTTTAGAAAGAGCATTAGCACTAGTTACAACAGCTTCTTCTTGCTTTGCAGTTAAAGCGGCTATCTGCTCCGCTTCTGCTCTTAGCGGCCCTTCTCCTCTTCTGGCTTGTCTTGGAGAGTTGCTTTTAATTGATGTTATCCACTCATCAGGAGTAAATCTACCTTGTCTCCCTGCTTTTGTAGAAGCTTTAGTTACTGCGTTTCTAAGAACAGATTGTGATGCCCAACCAGATAAATCAGCTTCAAAGGAAGCCAACCTCTTACCACTTAATTGCTTTTTCATGTTCTCATCTATAACATTTTGTATCTCTCTATAGAGACCTTTCATTAAAACAGCTTGTCCACCTTCGTCAGACATTTTAGAAGCCGCCATACCAAAAGAGTTTCTAATTGCTGATAAATCTTCTCCTTTAACTCTACCTGTCTTAGGATTTCTTTTTGCAGATAAAGTTGATAAACCGTCTTCAAGCAAAGAGCGAACACTAGACTTTCCTGCTAATAAAGACAACGTAGTGTCCTCTGCTACTTTTTTTTCTATTTGAGTAAGTAACTCTTGTGGTTTTATCCTAAAAGAAATATCTTTAATAGACCTGAAGCCTTCTTTTTGCCAGAGTTTTTCAAGGCGATGCATAGCTACGTTAGGAGTAGGAGACTCTAACACGTTTGAAACGTCTAACTTATTAATCCCAATAGGCAGTGAGCTTTCAAAAGCCGCTAAACGTAACATATCATTGTTATTTTCTACGTTTCTTTTTAACTGCTCTGTTTTACGAGAAATAATATCTCCTTCTTTACCTAAGAATTTATCATACCTGCCATCAATAACTTCTTTAGATATTTCTTCTTGTGTTTTTACATCTGCTATTTTTATCTTACCTGTTTCTTTAATATCAGCCACTGCTCTATTTAACTGAGCAGACGCTTCAGCGCCTTCAGCTTTAGAAGCCCTAATAAAGTTTTTGAGTTCTTTCTTTCTTTCGGCTTGTTTTAAAGCTAAAGGAGCAACTATAACTTCCTCTTGTCCTCGTATAATTCCTTTACCACCAAAACTAGGGCCAACAACATCTCTGTAAAAAGACTGCAACAATGCTTCAGAAGGCTTATCTTTTTGAGCGGCTAACGTGATTGGAGTAAAAACACCGTCTGTTTCTAAAGGAGAGGCCACTTTACGTTTTAACAGCCAACCACCTGATCCTATGATGCCCCCACCTATTGCTCCAAAACCTGCACCCTCAACAAATTTTGAAGGAATTTTTTCAACGCTTTCTGCGCTTCCTGCTCCATAGATACCACCTTCTGCCGCCCCTCTTGCCACTAACGATCCAAGAGTTGAAGCAGTTTTTATTTTAGCCACTGGACTAACAACAGCACCTGCTATTTCAGCACCTGTACTAACAACAGGTTGTCTTTTTTTAAAATTTTCAGCTACTTCATCATATTCAGCCCTGTTTCTGTCGTATGCTTGTTGATATGTTTCGTCACCAAAAGCACTTTCAGCAAGAGCAGTTATACCTACTCTATACTCATCATACCAACCAAGGGAAACACCTTGCATAAAAGCCATAGCAGTAGAAAAGTTATCAGTTTCTAACCATTCTCCGCTTTCTATTTGAACTTCTTGTTCTGTCTTGTCTGCGTCTTTTATATACTTAGCAAATCGGTTGTTATTATCAAGAGGTTTTACGTCTTGATCGACAGGAGTTTTATATTTATCAAAACGATTAACCATTATTAAAAACCTCTGTCAAGTTCATCAAGAATTTTGCTTGATCTGTTTAACCTTTCACGCATATCTAAATAATCTACGTTAAAAGCCGAATTAAATTCCTTTATAGCTTCATCAGACATATTTGATTCTAGTTCCGCTATAGCTCCTGAAGGAAATCCTGCAAAACTTTCTTCTAGTCTTTCTTTTTCTGAATATGAGCTAAAACCCCTAGCGTCTCCATAAAGATCATACCAAGAATTCTCTAAAACAGCGTCTTGTTTAGTTATTCTAGCTAGTTTAGCTATTCCTCTGGCATAGCTGATAATTGCTTCGGGAGAAGCGTTAGCAGGAAGTTCGCCTTTCATTACTAATGCGACATCTTTATCAGAAGCAGGGCCAACAGGTAAGTTTTTAACGCCTCTTCCAACTCTAAGTCTGTCAGCGTTTAAATACATAAGAGATATTTTATCCTGCCTACCAAGTATCTCTTTTAAACCTTCTTCTATACTTTTATAAAAACCACTATTTACTTTATTTAACATTCCTTCATAAGAGTCAGCTAAATCAGTTGCCATTATTTCTGTTGCTCTTTCATCTGTTATTAAGTCACGATTATCGGCTGTTCTTCTTTTGTCAGCGTCAGACATTTCTCCATCTTCTGCTTTAGCAACTGGCGATCTTTGCAACACGATTTTAGGGTCTTGTGCGTCTCTCCAAACAAGTTCATTTTGATTTGTTTCAGGATTATATTCTTTTTGCGGTGTACCTGCTTTTGATGATGTTGGCCCGTTTATAAAATTTCCTGTACTAGGTATGTACACACTGTTGCCTACCACTGCATAGTCTTTAGCTTCCTTAGCTTCCTTAATAAAGTTTTTCATGTTTGCAGGAGTAATTAAACCTTGTAAGGCTAGTGCACCATAACCTTTATTAGGGTAGGTTCTATCTAAGTATTCTGCAAACTTCTCACGGCTTGTGTTCTTCGCATCTATCCCTGATTGTTTTGCATCTTTTTCTCTCTTCTGTTGAGCAAAGGCCGCCACTAACTTAGGTGCTTGAGCAGGATTAATTGAATTGACAAGCTGAAGTATCTTGGGTTGGTCTTTTGGATCGTTTATGTCCAAGTTTGCCATCATAGCCTGT